CCTGCAAACGGCGGTGAATCTCGTTCTTACCTGCAACCCTTGAGCCACGAGAGCGATCAGAAGGCCTCCAGCGACAACCTTTCATGTTCATTTGCTCTGCCAGTGACGGGCCAGTATCTCCTCTTTTGTGCCAGAGGGACGAGTCTAACACGCCGTATCTAATAGTGCCATCATTTGCTTCCGCTTCTAGCACCATATCAGCTAGATCGAAAGCCGTAACCTTAGAACAATAAAGCTCTCTGTAGACAACCAGTTGTTCAGTCGGTGCGACAGCGAACCAGAGTACTCCTGTATAGGAGCCGTAACCATAGTCGCAAGCTCTAAACTTAGGCCATGAGTCAGGAATGTCGATAGGCTCCACAACGTGTATGCGTCTATTGAACTCAGGGAAAGCTGCTCCGTCATTGATGTCCCAGTTACCTTCAAGCAACTGTTTACGTTGATGCTCTGGTAGCGATAGAAGCATTGCTTCGTAGTCACCAGTGTCTGCTAGATAAGGGTTGTCAAACAGACTAGCAGGAATGAACCTGCGTTTAAATAGTGGTTGGCCCTCTTTGCTGTGGCCTCTAGGGAATGTAATAGTATCCCCTGTCTCTATGTTTGTAGCCCAGAAAGCATCATTAGATGGCGCTGGGTCAATGAACATCTTTTTAACCCATTGGTGTCCAGCACCTCCAGGGTTTGTAGTGCCACGCATATACAACCCTAAGTTGCTACTATGCGCACTACGTAGACGTGACCTCATGTAGTCCCAAGCATATGGGGTAGGCCACTGTGTTAGCTCGTCGAACCCGATCCAGTTAAACGCTTGACCTTGGTAACGAGTAACGTCCATGTCTTTGTCCAAGTACGACATCCAAAGTCTACCGCCCCTAGGACTGATCCACTGACTTTTTCTTTCAGACCACTTAATACCTGGAACAGCTTTAGGGTAAAGCTCTTGACTCTTTTGAATAAGTTCACGAAGTTCCTCCGTAGTATGTCGTACAAGTAGACCACTAAAGTTAGGGTCATTCAAACCGTGAAGCGGGTCAGCCAGCATCGCATATGACTTGCCACCACCAGCCGCCCCACCATACAATACTTCCCTTTCAGATGCGCTTAGGAAGTCTGTCTGTGGTCCTGGGTTTGGTTTAAACACTACTTCTTGTGCAGTGTCAACATCAAACTCAGCAGGTTTTACTTGTGCTGCTACAGTTTCTACTACAAGCTCAATCGTCTGGGGGGATGATACGGTAGGCTCCGATGTTTTCTTCTTCGAGCCTTTTGATCTCCTGTAGCGTTTCTTCGAGCCGCTTGGCAAGCTTGCGTTTAATTGTAGCTGCTTTCTTACGTCTTCGCTCAATGTCTACCCTTTTCTTTAAACCCATATGTGAGATGTATCTGCCAGTCTGTCTGTGCAACCATATAGCTACTTCTCTGTAACCATACTGCTTTAGGTGCCTCTTTGCAAGCTCTAAAGCCTCTAGTTCATCTGGTATGGGTTCTAATAAGTTTTCGTTATCAGGGTGTACTCTGTATCCGAAAGGCACGGTGCGTGTTGTTCTAGCTATTACGTGCCACTGTCTCTCTTCACCTTTGTGTGGTTTGGGTAGCTCCCAATACCCCAAAGACTCACGGTTCATTCTTACTCGTTCTTACCTTCCTTGGCTGGCAGGATAAACACCCCACCACTGCTTGACCCTACGTCAATCTTATCTACTTTACCAAGTCCTGCACGATCAAGCAAGTCTTTTGCTGCAGCCATCTTATCACGAATCCCTAGTTCAGTAGGGTCATATAAAGCACCAACCATAGCCATAGCAGCCTTGGGCGCAGTACGAGCAAAGTAAGTACGTGTCTTATCTGCGATTTCATCTTTAAGACTTTCTACAATAGCGGCTGTGCTAGACGACTCACTATACCCTGCCAGCTTCTTAGCGGCAACTACGTCACCCCCTGCTTCATCAAACAGTACTTCTAAGAACTTCATTTGGTTTTCTGTTAGTTGTCTAGCCATTAGCTCACCATATATAATGTGAAACCTAAAGCACCAAAGCCTAATGATAAAAGCAAACCTGTTACTGTCCAAGTTATAATAGCTTCTTGTAGTTCAGCTTTACGGTACTCGTGTTCCTTCTTCTGTTTACGTATCTTGGCTTCAATAGCCACAAGTTCATCCCATGCAGATGGACCCATAGTGAAACTGATATAGTCCTTCAACTCTTTACGCATGGACTCTGCCTTACGCTTAGCTGCAAAAACTTCCATCGCCTCAGACTCTACAGAGCCACTTATAGCTTTCCACCAAGGGGGATTCTTAACTTGCTTCTCAGCTTGCCCTAGATCAGCCATGTGACCAGCCCATTTGTTTAGCTGGCTACCCATGTCCTGTAAGTCCTTGCCTATAGCAAAGCCTTTCTTCAGGGCGTTAAAGGCAACAGTGGCCCCACTTATTATAGTTACTGGGTCCACAAGCCTCTCCTTCTTGATGGACTATTCAGGGTACTGACGTACTACCCGACGAATATCACCACGCCCAATACCGATGTCATTCAGTTCTCTGTCTGTCATACCACGTAGCTGCATCTCAGCAATACGTGCATTGGCTTGGCGTTGACGTGCTTCAATCATTGCATTAAATACTTTGACTAAGAACGCCTTGAAATTAGTGGCCCACTTTGATGATTCAGAAAGTACTAGTTCCATAATGTATTACTCCTTATAGTTATGGAATGATACATATAGTTATATTTAAATACTGGGCCTTTACTATAGCTTTATTGGAATACCCGCTATGCGTTATCCGATAGGCACAAACGTTTCTGTTACAGTGACAATACTATCAATATGTCCTGCTGCATTAGGTACTACCTGTATCTTATCACCAGGTTGTAGCACAAGGTCAATCGTAGAGAACTCGTGGTAGCCGCCACCAGCTAAACTCTTGTCGTTTAGGAAATGTGACGTATAAGCATCTGCTGCTATGTACCACTGAATAGTTACATCGTTAGTGCTACCACCACCATTAGCTACAAGAATGTACGTAACTTCTGCTGTACAGTTAGCAGGGCAAACATACACGTCTTCTACTGCTGTGGTACTGTTGTGACCATAGACAGACTTCCTACGTGCTGGCTTACCAATGCTGTACTGGGTCATTACTTCTTAACAACCTTCTTGACTGTCTTAACTACCCAAGCCTCATTCACATCAGGTGTAGAGGGATCATCAGCGATGAAATGTCCGTTCTCGTCACGTGCTCGTACCATCTCAAGAGTCTCAACAACTTCAGTCTCCTCTTTCTTCTTAGCCTTCTTAGCACGTGGCTTAGGTGTTTTAGTCATAGCCATCTCAGCTTCTTGACAGATATACGTAACGTTAGGGTCTTTACTCTGTACGTTACCGTAGTTGTCTTCACCTGCAGCTTGGTTACCACGTTCATCCCACACGTAACCATGTTCGTCTACACGATAGCCTTTAGCTTCTAGGGCTTCTTGATACTTATGATAAAACTTGTTAGGCATTACTTAAACCCATACTTTTTACTGTCGCCTTTTTTAGTCTTTTTGTAGCGCTCTCTTGCAGATTCCATATCTCTATCTGCTTCTTTTTCATGTAGAGAAGCCTGTCTTTCTAGGGCTTTTTCAATATCGTCAGGGTAATAATACTCAGAACCTGCCATAGCTCTATTCTTAGTTGTTCCCTTTTTTTGAGGTGTCTTTCCTTTAGAGTCTAAACGATTAGAAGGATTTACGTGTTGTGTGTTTCTACCCATAATTATTAACCTTTCAATGGACGTTCAGCAGGGTTAGATGCACCACAGTAGCCACCTTTGTTATAACCCTTCTTCTTGGTCATACCGCCACCGTACATACCCATACCCATCATATCTGGTTTCTTCTTTGCCATACCACCGTAGGCCATCTTTTGTTTCTTAGATGCCATACCACCGCATGAACACTTACCACCTTTACCGCATGTACATTTCATGATCTCTTCTTCCCTGATGCTGTTGTAGACCAAGCAACACGCTTTGGTCCTGTCTTCTTTGACGCTTCTTGTTTACTGATCTTAGAGGCAACTGCCTTTGGTCTACAAGCTGGGTACGGACGACTGGAGTCACTGGCTGAACTACGCCCACACTCTTTACCTGTCTTAACATCCGTCCAC